CTTAGGTGGTGATTTAGGTGGTGATTTAGGTGGTGATTTAGGTGGTGATTTAGGTGATAGTGGTACGGATACGGGTGGTGACACTACGGCTGAGGTTACACCGGAAAGTACTTCAGAAAAAGATTTAAATATGATATTAGAAAATGATATGATTAACGGTATATCTGAAATTGACCTATCAAAAGGAAGAGCTTCTTTAGGTAAAATTGAAGATGAACTAAGAACATTACTAGATGACTAATATTTATAATAAAAACGTTATGAATAAATTCGGACAAATAAAATCAAATATAGAATCTTTAATGACTAAGTCATATGGTAAAAATTCGTTTAAAACCAATATGAAGTCATTTAAAAATCATGTAATTGAGAACGAGAAACTTGCTGAAGCATATTTTCTTTATGATGAACTTTCCAAGAAAAAAGGTTTATCCAAAGAAATTGTTGATGACTACGTAAATGAATGTATTGAAACAATAAAAGATATATTAACTACTGAGGATAAAAAAATTAAAGAAATAAATATGTGGGTTTCTGAAGGATTAAAAAATAATTCAGATAACAACTATACCGATATTGATACTGTAGTTTATAATAACTCGGTTAGAAACTTAGAAGAAGTTTTAGAGTGTAAAAATAATATAAAAAAGTTATTAGGTGAAAATAAAGAGGATGTGAAAATTAACGAATCAGTTAACATTCCTTTAAGTTCTATGTTAAAAATAGCAACAAACACTTTTAATAAGGAATATGGTGATATCAGTGAGGAAGATAAAAAAGAATTAAAGGCTCTTTTATCACTCTCTAAAACTGAATTAGCTGAAGAGATTGTAAATTCTAAAAGTATTGTATTAGAAAAATTAACTGAAAAAATTAATGAATCGAATGATGAAGATTTACATGAAAAAGTAAATCAGACTATAAGTCATATTAATGAGTCCGAAATTTCATTAACTTCACTTTATAAGTTAAAACAATTAGAACACGGTTTATAACTTTAAATTACATATATAAATTAAAAAAGGATTCAGATTTCTGAATCCTTTATTTTTTGGATATAAATGGCTTTTTGTTTTTGTTTACGTCTCTTAGTAGATTTCTTAGTAAACTCTTTTTCCTCGCGAAGCCTATTCAACTGTTTAGTCTTATAAACTTTATTCTTATACCTTTTTAAGGCTCTTTCGATATTTTCTTTTTTTCCTATTTCTATTATTAACATATATGACTTATTATAATAAATATATTCAACTTATCAATATTTTGACAATCGTACTTTTTATGGTTATATTTTTAACGAACAAATAAACATTAGATATTATGAATTTATATGAAAAAAGGAAAAACATCCCAATTATCGGGATACGAAAACGCGAAATGTAGTTATGGGACAGTAGATGCAAAAAAATTAAAATCAGTTTATATTCTCATACAAAGTTGGGTGGAACCAACTATAACATCTCATAATTGGGTTAGAACAACAGGTATGTTAGAGAGGGACATTAAACATCACTTATTGGAATCGGTGGACCCGTTATTATTTGAAAAACATAACATTGTCGATTTAGATTTAAGAAGTAGTGGTATACAATTAGGTAAAAGAAGTTTTATGAATTTGGAGGTAACATTATTTGTGAAAGAACAAATAGACTTTAAATCGTTGATACTTAGAGACAGGATAAAACAAATAGTTAATACATTATATGGGTATCCGTTAATGAAATCAAAATATTTTATACTACATAAAACTAAAAAACAGTCCGTTTAATCTATTTATAGTTAAAACAACTAAATGAAAGTCGTAATTAATGAAAGTCAATTATTAAGGTTATTTGAAGCAAATACGCTTGTAGATAATCTTAATAATCTTATAGACCCTAAAAAATTTATATATGAATTTGGTTATGGGGATACTTTTATTTTACCAAGTAGTGTTATGATTGAAGGTGATATTCAAGACGAAGATATAAGTGTTCGGGTTGAAATTGGTAAAGTAATTTATAAAGGACAGGATGTTACAGACTTCTCAAATAACTATGTTTTTTTCTCAGGAGAAGGTGACGATTCTGTTTTAACAACAGAATATAAGGTATTCGTTAGTAACAAAATAAATCAATTATTAAGAGTAACTCCAATTAGAATAAGTGAATGGGACGTTTTTATCTCGATGGAATACTAAACGTAGCATATTTATAAAATAAAAGATATGAAAATATTAGGACCAAATGATACGGGTAAAGGGATTTTAATTGAGTGGGATGCCGGTTTTATAAACCCAAACGATAAACGTAACTCCGATATTATAAAAGAATCGTATGGTCAATTAGACCATTCTAAACCTTTTGAGTTTTACGCAGTATTACAAAAATACGACACACCAAATAGAAATGGTAGAATATATCCTGAACCAATATTAAGGAGAGAAGGTGAAAAATACCAAGAGGCTATAAAGAAAGGATTGTCGATATCAGAACTTAATCACCCTGAATCGTCACTTATCGACTTAGACCGTGTATCACACTTAATAACTGATATGTGGTGGGAAGGTAATGTTCTAATGGGTAAAATAAAATTATTAACATCACCAGGTTTTCATAAAACAGGTGTTGTATCATGTCCAGGGGACCAAGCGGCTAACCTTATGAGACAAGGAGTTACTATGGGAGTATCATCTCGTGGTGTAGGTTCTTTAGTTAAAAAAGGTGAAAGAAATGAGGTACAGGATGATTTCGAATTAATTTGTTTTGATTTAGTATCCTCACCATCAACACCAGGAGCTTACTTATTCCTTAATCAAGATGATAGAATGAAGTACGATGAGAACATTGAAGAGGAAACAAAACAAAGAAGTGTAAATGGTGAACCTGAAAAAGGTTTAGACAAATCGCTTGACTTAATGAAAAAATTAACCGATTATTTAGGATATTAATTAAAACTAAGAAAAAAAAATAAAATGGAAGAAAAGTATTTTGTAGCAAAAATTCAGTATGATATGCCAGACGAGCATTCAGGTAAAATTAAAAAAATCAGAGAAGAAAAATTAGTTAAAGGTTTTAACGTAACAGATGTTGAGGCTAAAGTTACTAAAGCCTTTGAGGGGTTTACTCACGATTGGAGAATATCTGCGTGTGTCGAAAGTAAAATTGATGAAGTAATCGAGTAATACTTCACATACATATTATAAAATTAAAATCGGGTAAACCCCGATTTTTTTTTGCCTATTGTTTTATAAAGTGATTTTTTTTTAATTCGTGTATATTTATTATAAAAACTATAAATAAACATTTTGCAAAAAAATAACTAAAATGGCACAAAAAAAACAAAACTTAGTTGAAGAAGCGCTACTACAAATGGAAAATTTGAAGGAAGCCGTTACGGAGAATGCAAAAGGAATACTTGCTTCTACTATGAAGGAAGAAATCAGTGAATTAGTAAAAGAATCTCTAAGTGAAGAAGAGATTGAAGACGAAGTGTCTGTTGAAGCAATGGAAGGTGAAAAAATGGAAGAAGGTGACGATATAGAGAAATCTGTAAAGCACGAAACAAAAGAACAAGACGAACTTGACATTGAAGACGACATGGAACTAGATGTTGACATGGACATTGAAGACGAATCCGATGAGGATGAGGATGATATAGAAATTGATACTGATGATATGCTTATGATGGATTTACCAGGTGATGAGTTAGAAGTGGATGACGAAGAAGAAATTCTTTTACCACTCGACCTTACAGGTGCATCTGACGAAGAAATCCTTAAGGTCTTTAAAGCTATGGGTGAAGAAGACGGAATCGTTGTTACACAAGACGGTGACGAAATCACACTTAAAGATGATGAGGCTGATGTTGAATATCAAATTCAAATGGAGGAATTCGGAGGTAAAAAAGGTGATGACTCTAAATCTCATAAAGACTACGAAGAATCTAACGAAGAATACGGAGGTAAGAAAGGCGATGATTCAAAATCTCACAAAGATTATGAAGAATCAAATGAAGAATACGGAGGTAAGAAAGGTGATGATTCAAAATCTCACAAGGATTATGAAGAATCTAACGAAGGAGACGAAGTAGTTTATGAAATTGAACTCGGAGAGGATGACGGAAACTATTATGGTGACGCAGCTGAAGACGACTACTCACAAATTGAGAAGTTGGAAAAAGACGCACACCACGATGCTGAAGAACATCACAAAGAGGAACATTACGAAGAGTATGGTGGTAAAAAAGGAGACGATTCAAAATCTCACAAGGATTATGAAGAATCTAATGAAGAGTTCGGAGGTAAAAAAGGTGATGATTCAAAATCACACAAAGATTACGAAGAGGCTAAAGAAGGTATGGTGAGAAGTCACGCTGCTGGACAGAAAGCGTCTTCTGATAAATCTAAAGGACTTGCAAAACCACATTCTATTCCTAATAGAGCGAGGTACAATGAATCACTTGAGAAAGAAGTAAAACAATTAAGAGAAAAAAATGAAGAGTACCGTAAGGCACTTAACATCTTTAAAGAAAAACTTAATGAAGTTGCTGTTTTCAATTCAAATCTAGCATACGCTACTCGACTGTTTACTGAGCATTCGACAACAAAACAAGAAAAAATAAACATTTTAAGACGTTTTGATTCTGCTGAAACAATCAAAGAATCGAAAAGTCTTTATAAGACTGTAAAGGAAGATTTAGACTCGAAAGGAAGTTCTGCAGTTGTAACTGAATCAGTTGCATCTAAAGTACAGAAATCACCATCTAAAGGTTCTGCTACAAATCTTATCGAAAGTAAAACCTACGAAAATCCTCAGTTCATGAGAATGAAGGATTTAATGGGTAAACTTCAAAAATAAAATTTAAAAAAAACAAATACTAAAATGGGAGCATTATTAGAATCGGGTCTTGTTGGTAATATTGGGTTAAAACACCTTAAAGTTATCAAAGAAGACACAATCAACAAATGGGACAAATTAGGATTCCTAGAGGGTCTTAAAGGTCACGTAAAAGAGAACATGGCACAATTATATGAAAACCAAGCGTCTCACTTAATTAACGAAGCATCTGCTTCAGATAACTCAGGTTCATTTGAAACAGTAGTCTTCCCTATCATTAGAAGAGTATTCTCTAAATTATTAGCTAATGATATCGTATCAGTACAAGCGATGAACTTACCAATCGGTAAATTATTCTACTTTGTACCTAAAATTCAGAACAGAAATGCTGATGGAACACATGTTGCACCTTTCGGAGCACCTAATGGACCAGCAAGTCCTGAAGAAAACTATGATGGTGGTAAAAACCTTTATGATAGATTTTACGAAGGTTCTGCACCGAATTCAGACCCAGCTGGGTTATTCGATTACTCTAAAGGAGCGTTTTCAGGAATTGCTGCGAATACTACATTAGTAAAATGGGATGGTTCATCATTAGTAGTTGCGGCTGCTGGTGATTACGCAGGTAACCAAAGAACACTTTTAGTTGCATTATCAGGATTTGCATCTGCAGGTCAAGGTAAATTAATCGGACCTACAGGTAACGAACAAGACACTGAGGATTTCTTAGCGTCATTAGAAGTACAAATAGGTAGTGTTTTCTATAACTTTAATGTGGTAACACAGAAGTATGGTAAAGGTATCGTTCAATACGGTAACGAAGCTCAAACTAACTTCCCTCCAGGAACCTATACAGGACCAGGTGGTAAGTATGATGATATTTGTACTGCTGACGGTGTAATTTATTTATCAGTTGATACTTCAACACCTGTTACTGGATGTACTAATTGTTCAATCGATGGTTATACAGGTACTACATTCGCGGCTAACCCTACGGTTGCAGCGTCTTACAGAGTATATGCTGACTTAGAATTCGAAGACCAAATGGGTGAAGTTTCTTTCGACCTTGATGCAGTTACTGTATCGGTTACAGAAAGAAAACTAAGAGCACAGTGGTCTCCAGAATTAGCACAAGATGTTTCTGCATTCCATAACATTGATGCTGAGGCTGAATTAACAGCTTTATTATCAGAACAAGTGGCTGCTGAAATTGACCGTGAAATCTTAAGAGACTTAAGAAAAGGTGCGGCTTGGACGTTACGTTGGGATTACAACGGATGGAAGAGAGTGTCTAATGGTTCAGTTAACTATAACCAAAAAGACTGGAATCAGACATTGATTACTGCGATTAACCAAATCTCAGCTCAAATTCACAAATCTACATTAAGAGGTGGAGCTAACTGGATTGTTGTTTCTTCGGAAATTTCAGCTATCTTTGATGACTTGGAATACTTCCACGTATCAAATGCGGCTCCAGACCAAGACCAATACAACATGGGTATTGAAAGAGTAGGTACATTATCAGGTAGATACCAAGTGTACAGAGACCCTTACTTCCCACCAAACACTGTTTTATTGGGACATAAAGGTTCTTCATTATTGGATACAGGGTACGTTTACGCACCGTATGTACCATTACAGTTGACACCTACAATGTATAACCCGTTCAACTTTACTCCGATAAAGGGTATTATGACGAGATACGCTAAGAAAATGGTTAATAACCGTTTCTATGGTAGAATCGTAGTTGATGGTGTTAGAACATTTGACTTGAACTCTTTAAGATAATATATCTTAATAGGAATATTAAAGGGGACCTTATTGGTCCCCTTTTTTATTTGTATAGTTTCTAATACAATGAGGGGAGTCTTCCCCAAAATACATACATCTTAAAATTTCATTTTCAATTCTTAATGGTTGAAATTTATCACCATCATTTGGTTTATGACCATTATTACGTGCCTTCATCATAATCATTTCATTTTTCACAATTTTAGTACTTATTTCACTTTTAGTCATAATGTATTTTTTTTGCATAAAAAAAGGGACAACGTCCCTTTTTAATTAATTAGATTTGTGTACTTCAGGGTCAGGAACTGATTTTTCTTTATTCTCAGGAGGTGTAGTTAACACTCTGATAGCTCTTGAAATCACTTCAGACTCTTCGATACTAAATGCACCTCGTTTGTGTGCTGATTTAGCTGCGTGTACTACACAGTACAATGATTGGTCACCATTTAAGTTCTGAACAAACTTATCTAAATCTTGAAGATTAGTATAGTTTATAGTATCAAATAATGTTCCAATAGGTTTTGGTTGTTCATCAACAGATTGTTCGGTACCTTGACCTTCTAAAACTTCACTTACTTTTTCCTCTACAGGTTTAGTTTCAGTTTTTTTAGTTCTAGTTTTTCTAGCTGTTGGTTTTTTTGTCTCGTCAGACGTTGTCTTTTTAGCTTTAGCCATTTTGTTTTTTTATTTAATGAATAAGTTTATTTCTTGTTATATTTATTAATAGATAACTGAAGTATAGTAATAATCAAGTATGAGTGAATATATTTTAACAGAAGATTTAGCCGTATGGTTCGGAAAAAAGAAAAAAAAGAAAGGTTCTTCTCAACCGAAAGGTCCGTGGGTTAATATTTGTAAAAAGAAAAAAGGTGGTGGTCACCCACCATGTGGTCGTGGAGATGCCGACAAAGGGGCGTACCCTGTGTGTAGAGGTGCTGGTGTTGCAGGTAAAATGTCTCAGAAAGATAAAGACTCGGCTTGTCGTAGAAAACGAGAAAAAGAAAAGAAAGACACTCAAACAGGAAAAGGTCAAAAACCAACAAGAATTAAAGTAAAAAATTATAAAAAGAAAAACGAATCAATAGACAAATTAATTAAATTAGTTTTAGAGGATAAAATGGCAGACATTAGTATATCTGACCAAGCAGTTAAAAGTATATGTGATTCTGAAAAGTTTTGTAAGGCACAAGGACCTATTACTTTTGGACAATTAAGAAGTATTGTTGATGCTGCAATGAATAAGAGACTTTTTAAAAACGTGGGTGAAGGTGGTGTAAAGGCATTTCTTCGTCTACTACCGTGGTTTATACCACAAGTTGCCATCGGTGAATTTATAGCTTCAGCTATGAGGTCAGCCAATAAAGTATTGGGACCTTTATTAAAACAAACAAGTTCTTACAAATCTTGGTGGGCAAAATCTATTTTAAGGGTACTCGAATTAGCTGAGGGTAATATAAACCCTACCGACCCGTTTAGTAAAATATTTTTTGTTAGTGATGGTTTAATGAGTTTAATGAATAGTAAAAGTAAATTAAAGTTCGCTTATTATATTTCTGAACTTGCATCAGAAAAACCTGACGATGAACCTGTTCCTGAATTTTTTGTTGAAAATGAATTAAGAAGTTGGATTAATCAACGATTTTTATTAGACCCACCATTAGAACCAAAAAAACTAGACTCTTTTGATGATGTAAAATTACCATTACCTGAACCTGAAAAAGAAGATGAGGATTTAGTAGATAACACTAAATTAATCGAATCGGTTTTAAGGTCATACACTAAAGAAAAAACCGTAATATCTGAAGAATTACAATATCATATTGATAATAGTCTTTCATTAACTGAAAATGTTTTTAGATATGGTAGTCCAAAATACTTTGATGTAATTAACGAAGCACGTAAATTATATAGTGAGGGTTACAATCAATGGTCAGAAGAGGAAGTGGAGTTATTAGAATCCGATAGAGGTAAGTTTTTTAATTATAAGGGTAAGAGACTACCATTTGACTTTCCAATGGTTAATGAGCAAGGATTTAGTTGGGACGGGACATATGCCAATGAATCTGAATCTGAATATAAAGATGATAATGTAAATTACAATGTCTTACTTGGGTACGCTATTGAGATGTCCAAATCTTTATGGTCTGAGTCAAATAAAGATATAAACCTAATAGGTGCACTTAAGGAGTTAAAAATGTATTATTTAGATTTAAGAAATAATAAAACCCCTATGTCATTATCGGTACCTGCGGAGGTAGCTAAGAATACTGTTGAGAAATTGGTTGGTGAGTTACCTAACGAATCATTATCATCACTTGAGGAATTAGGTGCAAGTCTAAAGACACTTAGTGAGGCCGAATATAAGGGTAAAGATATTAGTTTAAACAAACCTAAGTCAGGTGGACCTAAAAAGTGGTATGTGTACGTTAAAAACCCTAAGACGGGTAAAGTAATTAAAGTATCGTATGGTTCTCCTGTTATGACCGCCAAATGGAACGACCCAGGTGCTCGTAAATCATTTGCGGCTAGACATCAGTGTGCTAAGAAAAAAGACAAAACTAAAGCGGGTTATTGGGCGTGTAGAGCACATAAAGATTTTGGTAAAAATGTCTCAGGTAGATTTTGGTAATGATATATTCAGACACACAACTATCACATAATAAAAAACGTAGAGTTTTTAATGAATCCGTTAGCTCTGAAGAGTTAAAATGGCACAAAGACGAGTACGACCGTATAATATTTGTAGAGTCAAGTGATGGTTGGAAACTACAAATGGACGAGGAACTACCTCAGGACCTTAAGGTTGGACAAAAATACTCTATTAATAAAGAGACATACCACAGAGTAATTAAAGGTTCTGGTGACCTTAAAATCGTTATTATCGAAAACAATGATTATATTAGAGTCCCTTCACCTGTAATTAGACAAATGAAAAAAGGTTTATCATACTCTAAAGGAATTAATAGACTCACTCAAAAGATAGTTGAGAATAACGTAATATCTAAAAACCAACTATTAGAGTTAAAACAATTTTTTGACAGTAAAAAAGAAATCATTACTTTAAATGAGACGTTTAAAGGGAAACCACAAAAAGATGTGGAGTATGTTAATTGGTTATTAAATGGTGGTGATGTGGGATATAAATGGGTTATATCTAAAACTACTTAATCCCATTCACTGGCAACGTTTCTAATATTATTTTTTTTAATTCTAATAGTATAACTCTTATCCCCATAAGCTTTAGGTACCATTAGGTAGAAATAATCTAAAGCCCTTTCTAAACAAGAAGACTCGGTTTCTATAATGAGTTTTTCTTTCCCATTAACAATTTTAACAAAATGATAAGTTGTATTTAGATACATTATTTTTTTTATATACTACAAATATACAAATTATTTTTTACCGGAACAATATTTACCTGAACATCTTTTTTCACCATCTAAACCTGGCATCTTACCTTTACACACTTGGACGGCGTAACCGTTAGCGTAAGCTGATGGGTAAACATCATATTTAGCTTTCGCGGCGTTTTTACCTCTCGCACATAAAGTAGTGTTCTTCTTCTTTTTTTTCTTTTTAGATTTTTTCTTTTCACTAATTACTCTAGTGATTATTTCTATCAGTTCGTTTTCAGTGATTGTTACCTTTCTCATTTTCTATTAACTATTTGAAATTTTAATTCTCTTTTATAGGTGTTAATCTCCCTATCAGTTAATACTTTTATATCGATGAAATATTCGTTAGGTATTTTGTCTTCAGTATTAAAAATAAAATAGTGACTGTCTGGTGTTCTATTTAACTGTGTCCAATCTTGAACTTGAACTTCAGTTTTACCTTCTCTAACATATACCCTATAATAGGCATTAACTTTATTAAGTACTTCATTCGTAGTGTACGCCTTTTTAATTATAACATTAACTTTACGTACATCTGGTCCTAATATTTTTTCATCTTGTTTAATACCGAAAAAATCAAAACCATATAATGAAGGGTCATTCGTTGTTGAACCAATTTGATATAACTCTGATAAATCATTAACTACGAATTCATTAGTTTGATTAGAAATATCAACCCCATTAATTTTTAAATTTTTCCATGTGTCATACATCATACATGGTATACTTGATGATGTTAATGGTGGTACTATAACTTCATACACCCCATTAGTTATTTGACAGGTCGGTAAATCTAAAAATATTATTGAACCATTCATATCCATAATATCTACAGATGGTAATTCGTCAAAATTTTGAGGGTTACCAAATTGGTAACTATAGAGATATAACCTATTTTCTTTATTTTCATAAAAAATATTTCTATCGTCTTGTATTAAATCATCATATGTCGTTTCTAAGTACGGTTCATAAAATGTTTGTGTATTCGTAGTAAAAAACCCTACCGAGTAGTTTTCAGTTAATCCTGTAATATTTTCAACTTGAGGATAAAAGGCGATTCCCCATCCTGTGACTCCAGTAGTTGCCCCCGTTAATATATCGTTTATCTCTTGAGTCATATCAAATTTAATATTTTCATTACCAAATTCAAAATGTTGAGTATCAATAATAGTTAAACCTGAGAAATTTAATCCTGGACTTGAGTTGGTATTTAAATTATCATATACCCCTGGTACTGACCAATTTGAAATAGTTTGAGATTCGTACCAATTAGTTGGTCTACTTGAGTAGGCTTTGTCTGTAGGTAATTCAGTAAAATCATAATAATCGTATCCAACACCCTCATCCCATGATTGAATATCTCCTGTGGTTCCTGAAACTTTAGGTATTCTAAATAATACTAAATCAAAAGAAGTCGCTCTTCTTCTTCCATTAGACCATGTGTCATTTAATAATTCCAAATCAAATGATGAAGTATTAGTCATATTGAGAATATGTTTCATATTCTTTGAACAACCCGTAGAAATAACCCCTTTATGAATTTGCTCAGTTATTCCTGATAATTCAATATCGAATAAAAAACGACTAAACCCTTTTGGAGTAATTACATTATCTACCCCACCAAAGAATAGTTCACATATAGGGTTTCTACCTGTATTTGCGTATGAATTTGAAACAATAGTTGTGTTTCTATTAAAATATGATTTATAAGTAGACATAAACTCTTTTTAATATAAATACTTAGTTTATACGAATATACTTATTTAGTATCTTTTGATTTGCATCTCTAAGCTCTTTTTGTAACTTATCCATAGTAACCCCATTGGTTGATGTCCCGTCAGGAACCATACCATGATACGGATGAACATGACCAATAAGAAACTGTACCATTAAATTTAATAGTTCGATTAATTCTTCTCCCCTAACAACAGAAGACGTTTTAGGTTCAATTTCATCCGAAAGAGTATATTCCTCAATACCATATAATGTGTCAGATAATTTTATTTTACCTGTATCATTTTTTGATGATTTGTGTGAGAGTAAATACACAAAATCTCCACCCAGTATGGAGGCAGTATTATTTAATAATATTTCTTTTTCAGGAATCACTTCATTTTTTTCAGGAGTAAAAGGTACGTCACCTCTTTTTGTTTGGTCATATATTAACCCATATCCACCCACTAAGTCCGATTGTTTAACTTTTACACCAGCCATTAAATTAGCTATAAATAATTTCTCATTTGTTTGTGATGTGTCAGAATTTAATTTATTGTAAAGACTCGGTTGAGGTCTAAAATAAATTGGATAAGTTGAATCTCCACCACCCCTTAATCTAAAAGGACCTAAAGGTTTAACTGATGTAGTTATCGATGATAAATCAGGTACCAATTTTTCTGCAACACCATTAATTATTTTATTAATTAAACGTGTCAAATCATTAACGGATAGAGCTAAAAAATCAAACTTTTGGTATAGATTCTTGGTGTCCTCTACATCTGTAGTTATACCAAAACTTTGACTACCATTTCTTTCGTTAGGGGTTAAAGTGTAAA